TGTTTCACATCGTTTACCTGTTTCTGGTTCCGGTGTTGGTGGGTCGGGTGGTGTTTCGGTAAATTGCCCTTCTATGGAAACATTTTCCGCAGGCATTGTATAACTGTAGGGGTTTGAACTTGATATTAAGGTTGATCCATCAAGAAACCATCCACTAAAGTCATATCCAACTCCCGGAACAGCGGTTAATACGACAATTTCCCCTTCATCATAAGACCCTCCACCGCTTACAGTTCCATTTCCATCACTTGTTAATGTTAATGTATAGGTGTCTGTTGCGCTGAAATTAGCTGTGATAGTTTGGTTGGAAAATGGAGCCGTATAAGCAAATGAAGCATTATCATCTATTTCAACGGAATCAATAGTCCAATTCACAAAACCAAATCCATTTGCCGGAGTGGCCACCAAATTAATAACTTCATCTTCTCCATGGGTAACACTTGTTACATTAGTTGTTCCGCTTGCAACAGGATCAACGGTAACCGTCAATGTCTGCTCGGTTGTGAATTCATAAGCCCCAATAGATGGGAATTCAGGAGGTACCGGATTATTGATTGAATCATGGGTATAGTCAAGGTAAATACCAGCGTTGATTAGATCGCCTTCTATTTGTGAATTAGAATTGTTTGACCCGGTTGGAGTGCCACCGATTGACCCGTAATTGCTATTTATTACCTCTACACCTCCTAAGCTTAATTCTATGTCATTGGAATTATTACCAAATGCTGTAACATTATGTATTTTTGTTCCTGATCCAGCAGAAGAAAAAATTCTTATCCCATCATTTCCGGTGTCTGAAATATCACAATAATTTATTAAGGTATTAACAGCTCCTTCGGCAACCTGCATACCATCAGAACAATTAATTGCCTTTATGTTGGTGAAATAAATACCATCGGCAATCCCAGTAGTACCGCCCTGCCTTCCAAAATAGGATACAGTAGATTGCGCACCATCGACAATTATATTTTTAAATCCTCCATTTTTAACATCGTAAATACCTCCCTTACCATCCAAAGCAAGATGAATGTAAACTACTAAGGTGTTCCCAAATCCTTTTAGGTAACAAAATTCATAGGTGTGAAATCCTGATCGACATTGTAATCCTAAATTAGACGTAGAAATATTATTACCTGAGGCGTAAATATATTTAAGTGTCACATTTGGCCAATTTGCCGCACCGGGTGCCGGGTGTTCTGTTAATGTTGGCCCTTCATTGATACAGTAGAAATTATTACCCCTTACGCCCCCGGCTTCTATTTTTATGGATCTTTCCTCACTATTTTTTGTCTTGATTGATTCAAGGTAAATTTGCCTATCATAATATTCCTGACTTGTATAAACGGCAAAGTACATGAATCCATCTGAGAAAGTAGTTTCTTCCATCGATATACGCCTGAATTCTAAGTAATCACCAAGCCCCCTAATTTGAAAAGGATACCATGAATTACTTTTATCATGGGTGGTATCAATGTTCGCTATTCTGAATTTATTACCAACCAGTGTAGGATCTAAATTATCATTCGATAGTCCAGCCCCACCAACGTCTACAAACCTTTTATTTGCGTTCCCTAATATGTTGTCGTTTCCGTTGATAATTGGCCTTGCTCCTTGACCATACGCATCGAACGTTATCCAGTCCGGGTAATTACCACCGACAACTGGGTTTACAATTACAGTCCATTCCCTGGTAAATGTTTTACCCCTTCGCCAAAGATAGGTTTTACCGGCCGTTGGCGTTAGACCTGAACCATTGAATTTCAAAAATGGCCGTTCCCTTGTTCCTATACTTATCCCGTTAGAACCATCATAATCAGGATCGAAGTAAAAGCAATTACTTGAATCAAGAATTACTATCTCGCAGGCAACATCTATTGACATAGTGTCGATCGTTACCCTAACGGTAATGTTTACAGTTCCTGATAATCCTGATAAAGAAGTTACTGAAAGATCGCCTGTTGATGAATTAACGGCAAATCCAGTACCTGAAATTAAGGAAAAACTAAAATCATTGTCTGTATATGAAGTACCATAATATTCATTCCAGAACGTTGTAAAAGTGTACAGATAGGTTACCTCCCCTATTTGATCACCTGTGACCGCATCACTGGGAACAAAAAACTTTTGATTTTCTAAAGCTATAGGGTGTTTTTCCATCCCTTAAAGTTAATTATTTTACCTCGCTTGTGAAATATACAATTGTTTACTATATTTGATTGGAGAAAAATAGAAATCAAATGGGACCAACGGAGTTTTTAAGAAAAAGAAAAATAGTTGCCAACAACAAAACAGATTTAATTATCAAGTTTGATAAAGGTAACCAAGAAAGTTTAGCAAAACTACTTGATGATTACCACCAAGAAAAAATGAAATTATTAACTGCTTCGGATATCGTGTCTATCTCAAAGAACTTGGGGGAAAGTAATTTTAGCAAGGAGGGACAAATTAAATTGCTGAAAGTATATGGGAATAGCCTTGGTTTGTATAAAGCAGTTAACTGGATGCAAGAAAAGTTAAAATAAATGAAACCCGAATACCGAATATTGAAAGATGAAAATGAGTACATCATTGAAAGGATGTATTACACCTATGAACTTGTAAGTATCCTGTTTTGGGATTTTACTATTAAAACCAAAAGGTATTTACAAGTTGACAAGTACGGCCGGTTCCTTTTTTTCAAAGGAAAGATAACTAATTCACATCTTGCCTTAAGGTTTAAAAAACTATCAAAGGCGCAAAGATGGATTGAAACAACAGGAAGTAATCCTGTTATTGATCGGTTGAATTGAAGTGCTAACGATTTGTATAACAGTAGTAACGGAATTTTAAATTTAAACATTATGTCACAAAATGGAATGGGCGTTATGCTCGGAATCTTGGGAGGAAATGAAGAAACTGTAAACACAGTAAAAAGCTCCTTAAACAAAACGATTGAAAAAGTTTGGCTTGATGAAGAAACAGATAGGTTAAACTTTAAATTCACAGACGGTACAGGAATGTATTTGTTTGATGATGGTCAAAGCTGTTGCGAACATAGATATATGGTAACGGATGATGATTTGACCGAATATGTTGATGCCAAACTTTTGGATGTGGAACTAAAAGACGCTCCCGACCAAGAGGGCGAATATGGTGAAGTACACGAGATACAATTCTTAGATGTAAAAACTGACAAAGGAGTATTTCAGATGGCAAACCATAACGAGCATAACGGATATTATGGAGGATTTTGGTTGGTAGCACGTCCGCTTTAATTGCTGCCAACTATGATATTAACCAATTGTGTTAATATTCTCTCCAAAAAATAGAATTCAAAATTCAATAGATAAAATCTATACCAATAAAAAAGCCTCCCATTACAGGAGGCTTTTAAACAAAACAAAAAACCTAGAATTATCAAGTTACAGGGCCTGCTTCCAATTTAGTTTTAGCACTTGTGAAGTCACCTTTAACAAATGCAAACGCTTCATTGGCTTTCACTCGTCCCATGCCGTACATTTCCGCACGTAGTGTTACCTGGTTCTGAACAAATTGCTTGTCAATGTATCCCATGTCGACCTTAACACCGTCTACAACGTTGAAAAGGTATTTGGACATATCACCAACAATAAATTCATCACCTGTTAAGAAGTTTGTTTCAATAACCGGGACATTCTTAACTACCGTATTGTCATTTGATACGAATGGAGGTAGTATATAATGACCATCACTTGAAGATCGGGAAAGATCCATGTTTGCTCCACGGTCAACTGATACCAGAATTGCTGAAGGTGTAAAACCTCCTCTTTTTCTATCTGTAGGTGCGCCACCTCTTTTTACCTGAGAAATGGCTGCTCTAATAACGTCAACATCATAAGGAGCTGCAATAGCCTCAATATCTCCAACACTAAATGTTTTAGCATAATGCTTAATCCCGTAAATGTTCTGACCGGTACCATCACCATTAATAACTGAATCATCCAAAACGTCCATCAATTCTCGGATCAACTCATTTTGAATAGTGTTTTGAAGGATAGCCCAATTCAATAACGCCTGTCTCGTAATATAGGCAGTTGCTGGCAACATCCTTGCAGTAACCTCATTCACTACCCACTCCCATTTCATGACAGGCTTAATGGCGCTTTCAGCAGTCCATGCGGGCGCATCGTCAATACCAACGCCTGACACTTGCTGTTGTTCAATCCAATTTAATGGATTAGAACCAACTCCACCGTTTACAGTTTGTATCAGGTTGAAAATAAAGTTGTCCCTAAATTGTGGTCTGTCAATTCCTGGTTCCCTAAGACCTCGAATAACATCGGTTCCAAATACACCTAATCCGGTAACAGCATCTTTTGCCTGAAGGGTTATTTTCCCTGTTCCAGATTCTGAAATCTCTTTTATTTGTGCGGCTTTGGCTTTGTAATCTTCTCCAAATTGATCAATTACAGACTTCTTTGTCTGTGGTAAACCGCCTCCATTCTGCAGTTTAATTGCCATCGTATCAGCCATATCCTGAAGGGCTTTTACCTTCATTTCCATAGCCTCAACTTTATCCTTTGATGCTGATTTTTCAAGCTCTTCTTTAACTTTTTCGTAAAGAGTAAGCCCTTCAGCAGCCTTTTTATTTGCGTCTTCTACCTGGGCTTTAAGCCCTTTAGTGGCTTCATCAAGTACGCCTTCAATTTCTTTAATGTCCATCACTTAAATTTTGAAATGATTAATGATTTTATTTCCTCAATTGTCGGCTCCTTTGGTAGAAGTGGCTTGGCCGGCTCCTGTCCATCAAGTGACTTTAATATTGTTTCAATTTGGATTAGCCTGTTATCTGAATAATTCAGGTTATAGGCATCAACCAAGAATGTTTTAATGTAATCTAGTTTATCGGAGGATTTTACCCCTTGAACGATTGCCCCCGGATTGGCACCCCATGAAGAAAGAAAAGTGTATTCCCACAAGGCATATTCTTTAATCTTTCTATAATCCTTTTCGTCCCTTTTTACAACGTTAAACCCTATTGATAAGTCTACTTCTTTCTGGTATTGCATGTTTAGCTGTATGTCGCTAAACATGTCCCTAGCTACCTCTTTATTTAGGTTGAACTTGGTAGTGGTCAATAATCCTATCGGATCGTTCGTTTTAGGCTTTTCAATAGGTACCCCAAGAGTAATGAACCTATTGTGATCTTTTAGAACCTTTAATTTCTTTAGATTCTTTTCATTGATCGTTTTATCAAATGATCCAGGTAAAGAAATGTCACCATCGTAATCCTCATTATTATACAAATTCGCATAAGCAACTACTATACCCTCTTTATCCTCCATTTCTTTAACCTGAAAGGAAGCTGCTTTCGTCTTGTAGTTGTTAGGATCGACTTTTGACATTTGTATAATCGTTTACACAAATATCCAAATAATTAAAATTAATTACAATATGGCATTAATTTCTATACTTAATTTCGTATATTTGGGGTATGGTCATAATAAAAGATTCAATCAAAAAAGTAGATGATCGTTTTATCTCAAAAACAGATGCAAACGAATGGATCACCATAAAAATTAACGACAACGGACTACTTACTGTGAATGAAGGTCTAAGGATCCATTTTTCAGGATACATTGATATGTTAGACCCTACTATTGACCAGATAACGGATTTTATCAATGATAGGGCTTATAATATTAATATTGAATAACCACGTACCAGTCCTGGTAAGGGTTTGGATATTACCTTAACTAATGCGAAGATATAGTCAGGGAACGAGGTTTTAACGGTTTGGGTATGGTGTCGTTGCGACCTTACAGCACGAACTTAATTAATAATACAAAAACCTTGAATTATGAATACAGATAGTAAAAATAACGAAAAAGAGCAATGCACTATACCTGTTATTAGTGGCATTACTTACTTGGCTTTCATGAGAATTGATTATGAAGGTATATTTGAAAGCAGTATGAAATTGTTTAAAAACAAAACAGAAGCTGATAAGTACATATGCTCTTTAAGAAAGAAACATGGTAATGGTTCGTTTACTTACGATATTAAGGAATTGTATTGCCACTAACTCAGATATTAACATATTATGTTAATTCTCATAAGTAAAAATCAATGAGTAAATAACTATTCACCATCCATTAACCTACCCTTAACCAAATTAATCAACGTATGTTCTTTTAGGTGTAAATTGTCAACACCAATAAAAATATCAAATGTTTTCTTAGTACACATACAATCACCATCCCAATGAAAGCCTTTTACACGCCAGAACTTAACGTAAAATCTATAATCATGTGAATTGAAATTCCGTGATAAAATAGGTTCAGCTGATTCTATTTTAATAATCATATTGTTTCCAAATTTCATAAGCTTTACGGTATTGTTTTGGTACTGAATCTCGGAGGCATGCAACCCGTAATTCAGATTTAACGTGTAGAATATGCGTGTCATGGTTAATATTAATCCAATCTGATCGATCACATGCATTGTACTTTGAACAGGGAACAGGTATAATTTTCAAGTCCGTTTTATACCGCTCCATCATGTACCCGAAAGAAGCCTGATTCATACCCTTGTACCTTGCGTACCAATGTCGATGCAAAGCCTGATTGACTAGCATTTCATTATTGGTAAGTACCCATTTTTCAAAGAAGTCATTAACCAACTCTGAAGGCTTAACGAAAATAACGCCACCGTTTACCGGCATTTCAGACCCTTTAGACCGAAGAGTATAAGCAATATCAAAGTCCTGATCAAATACATGGCTGACATCTTTCAAGACAACCGTATCACCATCTATAAGGCAAATGTTACCTGATTCCTTTTTAATCCTTTCTGCCCAATAATTAAGCTTTACAGAATTAGCTAGGTAGCTGTTCTTTGAGTGGTGGCATTGTGGGTAATCTTCAGGGTTTAGATAAGCCCGTTCGTATTCTGATTGTGTATTGGCCACTACTGACTTTTCCCAAGCATTCAGAAGCCGTTCATACATCGGGTTTTTTACGTGGTTTATTTCGGTTGTTAGGAATTTCATAAAAACTCGTAGTGTCCAAATTCTACAGAAAAACAATCATTTTCAGGATTTAAATTAAAATCCATGTTATAAACATGCTTCATAAAAAACTCACCTTTTACAGAATACAAAATTACATTTTGACTTTGATGTGAATTACAGTTTTCTTTTATGAACTCGATTAAATCTTCTTCATTATCAAATTCATATCCTTTAATTCTAAGACCTTCTATAACAAGATAATCTAGCTTTTTTACTATTTCTTTTTGAATATGATTTGTTAATTCATTTTCAATAGAATCGGCTATTTTTAAATATTTTTCTGTGTCCATTACCTCAAATGTTCTGTTGCTCGTTTAGGATTATTCGACCAGGGCCGATATAAATGGAAAACATAAATTCCCCTAGCTATACCTATTTTACCACCGGCTTTAATTGCATCATTACAAAAGTGCCAATCAAAGAACTTGTCTTTAGACTTGTGCTTCATGTAATCCGACCCATCTAAATCCATTCTAATCTTACCTTCCCGGAACCCACCGGCCTTTCGCCAAATGTCAACCGAAAACAGCATAAAGAACCCGGCTATAGTGGTATTCAACGGTTCAACCCTCGATCCATGCATAGATGAAAGTTGCTTACCTATTTTTATATGGTTAAGCATATTGAAATCATTTGAAATCCTTCCCATGTGCAACTGATGTGTCATACCTATACGGTTGGTCATACATCCAACAATATCAAATTGAGAACTATTAGCGATTGTCTCGCATTGTTTAAAAAAATTCAAATGATCCATTGGGATCGTATCAATGTCCCGGAGGCATACCCAATCTTCAGCTGGCAAATCCTTTATCAATTGGTTGATGGCTTTGCCTATGTTTTTATCTGTTCTTCCCGGGGTAATGTGGTGTACTTGTTTCATTTATGATTACTAAGCTTTTTGAAGTATCTTTTGTGTTGGTAGTTTTCTAATGGGTATAAATCAGTAAATGGCACCTTATGCATAGCGACCGGCAAAGTAAGCTGATCCCTGCATGTAATCAATTGAGTAAGCCAAAACCAATAATCATGCAATTGGTTACTTATTGGATCATGAAACCTTACAAAAAAACCGTTTTGAAAAAGAAAAGGAGGGGGGCTTAATGGGAAATTAATAGTATCCATATATTCTTTAAGGTAGTCTATATTCCCCCTGGTTTCTTTCCTTAGTTTCAAAACCTGATCACATTCATCATATACAGAATTCCTTTGACCATGTAGAAACCTCATAGGGTAATATGGCAATTCACCAATAACCGTATAATTGGCATCTATGTAGCAAACTAAATCGTAATCCTTCAAATAGTTGTGCGAAAGAATCTTGTACCGCCTGGAATCTAACTTAGGATTCTTTGACACTGGAACAGGAATAACACACCAACCCATTGAATCAGTAAAGTTCTGATCTGTGTAAAGGTAACAATCCCACCCATCCTGTTTTGGTGCCGGGTGCAGGTGGTCATAGTCTCCAATTATTACTGAGTAGATGGCTTTTTTCATTGCAAAAGATTAACTAATAAAGTACAAGACAAGTATTGAAACAAATAGTATTAGCATAATTTCAGCAGTACGACCTACAAAATTAGCTTTCTCTTTTGTAACAATGTCATGAAAATTATATACGATCATTGGCCCATGTATGAATAATAAATAAATTAAATACATAGTTGCTACCATAACATAAAACGGAATTTTAGCGTATGAGATTATATTTTTCATTCCCATCCCTCCATTTCGTTATAATCTTCATAACTGGTTTCCCAATCAATAAAACCCGGTTCAATCTTGTGCCTTGACTTTTCAATTACCCCAAGTCCTACACGTTCGTCAATGTAGCTTGTTTTCAGTTTTGGATAAGTGTTTTTAAGACCTATCCAAGCCCTCCATACGTTCCCAGTCCATGCGACTGTTTCCCGTGGTACCCGTTGGCATACCTCGTCCAATGGCTTAATGTCATGTATGATAATAGTACCACCAGGATTAAGGCATTTCCATGAGTTTACAATATCCTTTTCAACCTGTTCAGCATGATGAAGACCATCAATGAAAATTAGGTCGAACTTTTCAGGATTATCGTTAAAAAAATCATCGGAATGACCAAGGTATTTACCATCTTTCATTGCTCCTTCAGGGTCTACACCTTTTTTGTACTTGCATTGAACAGCGTTAAAATTAGCTTCATTCCCCAATCCTATTTCCAAATAAGATTGATACCCTTTTTCTTTTATTTTCTGGTTAATTATTTCAGTCCTTTTCATTGATTATCTTCTTTATGAGTGAAAATATTTTCTCTAAATCTTTTTCGCTAATTAGCGTTGATAATGGATTTGAATAAGAAAGAACTAACCCATTTACAGATTGCGTATAATTGCAAATTTTTATTTCCTCAACTCGTTTGGCCCATTTGCCATTTTGGTAAATTGCTATATTACCAAAACACAACAAATCATCATCATATTCATATGAAAAACCAACCTCAGGAAAAAATATTTTTTCTATAAATTCATTTTGATAAAGATTAAAAAATAAAGCACCATACCTAATCTCACCAAACCTTTTCTTAGCTTCGTCAATCAACTGGTCTTTGTAGGCCTGTTCGGTGGATTTCTTGGACAAATCTTTCACGTAATGCCAATCAAAAAATTTTCCACACGTAGTAAATAATCCATCTGAACCATATTTTTTAACCTTATAAATCCTGCCTTTACTTCCTTCTATAAACTTAACCCCCTCCCATTCATCTTTCGCCGGTTCAATGACGAATAAATCTGTTTCTGTATAATAGGGTTTAATATCAAACCCGTTTTCCTTGCAAATTCTTTCTAGTTTCTCAATTTCTTGCTTTGTCATATCTGTAAATCGTTTTTCCTTATTAGTCGACCATTTTCGTCTCTTTTTGCTCTGAATAATAATACACACCTGCAATTAACTACATTTGAAGCACTTGCATTAGTGTCACCTGGTGCCAACATTTGATCTAAGGCACCATCTGAATTGGCCACGTTAAAGTAATCCCACAAAGGAATAAAAAAGTTCTGATCCATTGCCAAATGAGAAGGCCTTGTTCTATCAGGTTGCTTAACCGATAACCAAGCTTTTTCATATTCGAAAGGACTTGCTTCATGTGCTAATAATTGCGCCTTATTGGCGGCCGTTACGCTTTCAGTCCTTGCGATCCTGATTGACCTTGTACGGTTAATTTCCGGGGCTGAATCCCTTATTAGCTTTGCCCGTTCCCTAGCTCCTAACCCTTCATCAAATCCTTTCTGAATAATCCTAAGTATTTGCTCCCTTGTATTTTGAGTCACCTCCCTTAACCGTTCCATTACGTGAACGTTAAAGTATTGCCCCATCAGTTCCCGTAAGAATGTAACTGTCTCAGGATTATTGCCACCGTTGAACATATTGGCCAGCGCATCAAAAAAGTCCTTTTCCCGTGGCATAGAACGTAATGCAATCTTAGCCTCTTGGCCTCCTATTGTCCTGTATAATTTCAAGTACAAAGTAAAAAAATCCTGTTCTGTTATCTCGAATGATCCTGTTTCCCTGTACTGCCTTGCAGACCTTCTCCATATCCGGTTAAGTAGAAAATAGAACAGTCTTGAATACTTTTTTGTATATGCTTTTTCCCTTTTTAGCCAGCTTTTCATCTTTCACCTAATATTCTTAATCCTAAATCATCAAGGTAATTAAATAATATTTCGAAATAATCCTTTCCTGTTGCAAGGAATAAAAAAACTACCATAACAGCGTATGGTAAAAATAAAAGTATAGTTCCTATGGCAATTAATATATTATAGAATACAAAAAGGATTCTTCTTAGTGTTTTCATTTCATGTAATCAATTAACTGAATAGTAAAGTAACTAATTAATGATGTAACAGCAACAAACCCCGGAACAGCTAACCACCAAGCAAGGTAATTAATTAGTAGAAAATCAATACCAATTATTATGCATAATGCTGTAGATATGATTGATAGAAAGCTAAGGAATGATTTTAGTTTGTTCATAGGTTGTTTTGGTTCTGGTTCTATTGACCAATTAGTGAATCTAGGCGGCCTAGGCATGTGTGTTCTTGGCATATTCCTTCATCGTTAGTTCCTCACCTGTTAGCGAAGAGTATAGGTTTTGGATTTGATGTATGTATTCGATTTTTACCTCAGTAAACCATACGTGGACTATTTTAATTATTTTGTTCTTAAGATCAAAACTGATATAATCACAATTAGGGTGCATATATAGTAATCCAACCGGTAAAAACCCAAACCTAACCAACCATTCTTCTGTTATTGGGATTGGTGTTAATGAATGCAAAGGTATTTCACCTATATCTTCATTAAATACTTCATTATTAATACTACATACTGAATGCACTATTATTTCACTTACACAATAAGAATCAACCAAATTACCAATCCTTAATTCATTTGCTTTCATCATAAGTTTTGTTTTGTTTCACAACAAATATACAAATAAATCCTATAAAGTCAAGTCATCACCACCAGATAAATCCAACCCGGATAAATCTTCGATCGGTACCAAATTACCCGGAACCAAAACAGTTCCCTGGTATTCTTCTTCATAGTCCATAACCCTACGCTTTTCTTCCATCGATAACCAGTAACAATCTTTCAGCCACCTTGCAACCTTTTCCATGTCCTCAGACAGTTCAGGGAAATATTGCAAATCGGTCATTACCGATAATGTAGGATCATTATACCATTGTCTTACTGATTGCGTATCAGCATCATCAAACCGCCTGATATAAGGCATAACAGCATCGGTTATTAACCGCTTCGAATTAATTTCCTGGTTGGCTACTTCACCCATATCATTAAGCAATCCCAAAGGATAATGGTAAACCTTTGCTATTTTCTTTTCCGCCTGATCCATGAACTCAAGTATCTGCAAATCAACCGGACTAAACCCTATCTTTGTCCAATGAACCCTGGCAGGAGTTACTAGCATCTTTTTGTATAGGGCATTATTTTCTACTCTTTGCTGTAACCCTTCCTGAATTTGCAATCCCTGTTCTTGCGTCAATCCATCTGCATTACTTTCACCATTAACAATACCAGCCGGGGCCATATTCTGAAAGGCCACCCCGTTAGCATTATCACCATCCAATAATTGCGTATTGGTATTAATTAGAGTTTTCATTGGTGAAATACCTACCAGCATTTCATCAAGTGAGGAAAATTGGCTAATGAAGTTTGCAAGCTTAACATGTTGCATCCTTTCCAATGGCACGTTATCAGGTTCGTAATAACTTACCTTGTAACCTAAGATAGGATTCATATTCGAGCCTGCAATTGGTTGGCATGTAGGGCTTGGAATGTTCCATAATTGTTTTGGTTTTTCAGCGTTGGAACCTATACCAGGGATTGCAGAATAAACGTAGCTATTACCTGTTAGGGCAAGGTATCCGCAACGTTCGTAATTGAATGACTTTTCGGTGTTAGAAATTGGGTTAGGTTCGGACATTAAAGAATAGTATTCATGCCCTTCATCTATTTGTTCAAAGGCTTTAATCCTGAGCATTTTAGCCTTAAAAAATTGTTCCCCTGAACTGGAACCATTGAGTAAAGACCGCATACCCATAGCCTTTTTTCTGTCTTTCTCTTTGTATAGCAACCTTGGAGGATCTGAAAACTTTTGGCAAATATGGTCAATTATTCCGTATACGTAAGGGATCTTTTTCCACCCTTCATCTATGTATGTTGTGTAATTATCAGTTAACATTACCCACCTACCACCGATGATATTAAACCCGGATGTTGAAGGGTACCCAAGTTCTTTTTTTTGGAATGCTTTTTTGAAGCCTTTGATTAAGTCCATATTTGTAGTCAATTTAGGCTAAAGTTAGCTAAAAAGTTAAAATTAAAAAAACAGGGACTGGAAAACCCTCAAAACCAGTCCCTGAAAACAACACTACACAACGAATAAAAGAATTAATCAAATATAGTAATAATTTATTTACTATCCAATAACCCAACCACCACCTGAGTTATAAAATAATTCAGTAAACCCCCAAACCATAGCATCAACCCTATTTGGAGAGGTGCTTAATACTGGATTCCATGAAGTCATTTCTATTTCAAGAGCGTTTAAATTACCATAATGCCTCACTTTTAATTGCTCGTAAATACTTACAATAGGTTCGGCCCTAGTTACCTTTCCCCTGCTGGCATGTACTGATTTATAGGCTATTGATTTATCAATATTCTTAATAACAGCCTCAATAAAATCACCTCCATTATTTGTTTCTCCTACCACCAAATTAGCCTGCCATTTATCATACAATTGAATGACCTTTGTTGCCATTCCATTAGGTGTGTAGATACCGCTACCATCATCCAAAACATAACCATAATCATTATACCCTAATCCACAAACAATAATTCCATGTTCATCTGAATCAGGATTAGAAGTTACTGCCGGATCAACTGCCACAACTATTTTTTTCATCTTTGGTAGGTTATCAGTCCTAAAAATTAAACCATAATTCCATAATGCTCCCTCAATATCTTCATAGTCTAAACCTTCATAATCCCGGTCATATTTTTTCTTATTCTTTTCCTTTACAATCTTCCTTTTTTGGTGCCATGAATCAGAAAGGTTTTCTACGTTATCCCTCCAGGTGGTTAGCACCCTATCAGTCATTGTATAGTAAAGACCATCCTTTTTAAAAAATTCTTTATGCTGCCACGATTGTTTATGTAATGCATTAGAAACTAATACCAATTTATTGCTTGCTATTACGGATCTAATTGATTCATCTAATTTATCAAAGCTTTCCTGGTCCGGGTGTTCTTCAAACTCATCATAAATGACATCTGTTAGACCTTGGATAGATTTTAGGTTTGCAGTTTGGTTAAGAGAAGAGGTTTTTACCCCTTTAAAAATTATCTTTGACCCGGTTAATTTGTTGGTTATTTCTGATCCTGATATGTGGAAATCATCTTTACAATCTTCAATTTCCATTTGAGTTTCAAACTCAGGTACAATAGAAATAGAGGCTGCTACCATAGTATAGCGCAGAAAAAGAACAACTCTATTATTATCGTATGTTAATCTTAATGCATAGTTAGAAATTGCAAATGATTTACCTGAACCCCTACCTCCTTTTTCATAAACATAACGATTAGTAGAGGAATAAAGAATTTGATGTTTTTCATTAATCTTCGACATCCTTGGATTTTACCCACTCGATAGGCTTAATTCCTGATACCTTCATATCTGTTTTATTCTCCACTTTATCAGACCAACCCATATTTTTAAGTGCGAATATTACCCCTGTAGGATTGTTTTCGTAGATGGCCCGTTCTTCATAAATTGATTCAACTAATGAAGTGGCTTTTTTTATTATGTGGAAAAACTCGTCCCTTTCCTTGTAATTGTAAATGGTATGTCGATCACAATTAAGGAATACAGCAAGACCGGATAAAGTAGGTCTATTAGTAGAATCAAAGTATTCATCTACCAACTTTTCCAGTATTTCCGGACTATCCCATAATTTAGGTCTACCTCCTGCCATACCCCAAAGTTATTCAAAATTATTTAATAAAAAAAATACCTTTTGTTTGGTATATATAAAACTTATTACTACATTTGATAAACAAACAAACACAAGGAATCATGACAAAGGCTATAGTAAACACAAAAAGCAATTATAACAACTTAAACGGTAAATCTTTGAAAGTTGTTGAGCAGTATGATAATTTCATAACCTGCGAGTTTTGGATTAGCGGACAAGGTATTGTTAAGGCTGATTTTGGAAGGTCCGAAGTCGTTAAAATATTTGATGTTATCAATTTAAATAAGTTTATAGGTATAGATTAATAACCCCCAAACCTTCCGGTGGTGGTCAACCGGTTATTATTATGCAAATAGGAGACAAAGTAAAAGTAAGTAGCAAAAAAGGCCGGGAAAGCGAAGGAACCATTTTGGACATTGACAATTGGAACGAAAAGGTAATGGTCAATTTTCACGGCAAGGTATCAAGTTGGTGCCTGTTTTCAAGTGTAACTGTAATTGAGGACTAATGGACATCACAATAGAAGATTGCACGTTTGAAAACCGGTACCAGGAAATTGATGTAACTTTCTGGCCTATTGATGGCCGGCCGGTAATTGAATGCACGGTTAAATATACCGATCACGGTTACGACTTGGAAGGAGATAAGATTGTAGATGATTTCTACATATCAGATATAAGCCTTATGGACGAATCGGATTGGCCTAAAATTACCGCCAAAACAGAAAATCAATTATTGGAAATCGCTAAAGATAATGCTGCATGGTAACAGAACAAATCACACTTAAAGAGTATTGCAGACTATCCGGTTTCTCTTATGAAAGCAACTGGGTACAAAAAAAGCTAAGGGAGGGGACTATGCTGGTAGGTATGGTTTCATATAAGAAATTTGGAAATAGTTACATGATTGAGGTACTTAAAAATTGGAAAGATGACAAGCAACGAAAAGATTAAAGCACTAAATGAGGTATCGGATTTTATTATAAAGTCTGAATCTAGGCTAAAAAAAGGTATATTGATATACTTTGATTATAACACAGGAACCGAAAGGATTAACTTTTTCATTCACGAAACGGTAAACTTCCTATCTAGGGAAGTGGTCGATCAATACGATATTGATCTTAGCGATTTATGGGCTTTCTCTTATACAGAATTCCAGGAGAAACTAAAGGAAATCATTACCGACATTGATAATAAATATTTGACGAAATGAACATTATAAGTAAAGATCATTTAAAAACCGTAAAACAATCTTTTTTGTCCCAATCAGGATTAGACGAAAAACATTTTGACAAAGAGGTTTCGTTTGCTGTTCAAATAGCGCAAAAAAACCCATACCTTCAAAAATGCACTCCTGAAAGTGCTTTAAAAGCGATATTAAATGTTGCTCAGGTAGGATTAACATTGAACCCTGTAAAGAAAGAAGCCTATTTAATTCCTAGGTATAACTCAGGATCAAGGCAGATGGAAGTTTGTCTTGATCCAAGCTATGTAGGTTTGATAAAATTGGTAACTGATGCAGGTGGTGTTTCATCAATAAGTAGCCAGTTAATTTATGAAGGTGATGACATTGAAATATCATTGGGATATGATAAGCCAATTAAAAAACATACCCCATATTTTTTAACGGGAAAAGATAGAGGTGATATTATTGGTGTTTATTCCAGGGCAATTATTGCTAAGGATAATACAGAGCATATTGAAATAATGTCTAAACAGGATATTCTGGAAATAAGGGCAAGAAGTGAATCGTACAAGGCCTATTTAGATGGAAAGGTAAAATCCAGTACATGGGTGACTGATGAAGGTGAAATGTTTAGAAAGACCGTAGTTAAGAGGCATACTAAATATTTACCTAAATCAACAGATTCAAATCATTTACAAAATGCTATTGATTTATCACATGAAGCAATGGGGTTTCAGGAACCATTAACACATGGATACTGGGCATTTATTGAATCTAAACTTGAACGTTCAACTTTGATGGATGATGAAAAAACTAGACTGGCAGATGAACTTTCGGATTATAAATTTATGTGGCAAGCAAAAAAGCTTGATAAATATTTAAACGACTATCAACCAGTGTCACTAGACGAACAATTTAAAAGGGCAACAGAATGAAAAATATCCTAATTAAAGACAACATGTCATTTGAGATTATACCGGAATCGGATCACATAAAGATTAACGGTAGCGCAAATTTAAGCGTTGACGACTGCGAACAGATGATTGACTTCCTGATAGAGGAAAGATTTAAGATCAAACGTAGGTTAAACGCACAAAAAAGGGAACAACGAAAAACTATGCCATTATGGGAAAGAATATTCAAGTAAAGCAATCGATAAACAAGATTATTTACGGTGCCTTAGTGGAGTTAATGCTTGAAAGCTATGGTAATACTAATATGCTAACAACGTACCGACACACGCTTAAAATCAAGCACCACAACCTACTAAATGATTGGAGGCGGGAAAGCATGGAAACATTCAAGTTTCTGGAATCACCCGGGAACGAGGATGTAATTAAACAGTACCACCAGGTTGTAAACGTTATTGAAAGGATTACCAAACTGGACGATCTGCAAAAGTTCACCGATATTCTGAACATGATTGATGAATATTTGAAGGGTAAAATTACGATAATAGAGGATTAATTTATATATTACAAATTAAACAAAAAACCTTAAGAATGGATGATTATTTAAAGTTCCTGGAATCAAAGCAAAAAAAGCATGTATTCTCAGGATTCGATATTAGCGAAAAGGAATTAAACAGTAATATGTTTGACTTCCAAAAATTCATAGTTAAACGAGCGTTAAAGGCTGGTAAGTATGCTATTTTTGCGGATTGTGGATTAGGAAAAACATTGATGCAATTGGAATGGGCAAACCAGGTTAATATAAATACTGGTAAACATGTTTTGATATTGGCACCTCTTGCAGTAGTAGGGCAAACGATTAAAGAGGGATCTAAGTTTGGGATAAATATGGACAACATTAGTGTCCAGAATTATGAGCAATTAGATAATATTGATTGCTCAATTTATTCCGGTATTGTTCTTGATGAAAGTAGCATTCTGAAAAACTTTGAGGGATCAATTAAAAAGAAAATAATTGACAATTTTAAAAACACTCCTTACAAGTTAGCATGTACTGCAACCCCAAGCCCTAACGATCCAATGGAATTAGGGAACCATTCAGAATTCTTAGACATTATGGGCCGAAATGAAATGCTATCAATGTATTTTGTTCATGATGGAGGAGAAACATCAAAATGGAGACTTAAAGGTCATGCAATAAAGATTTTCTACCAATGGATTGGCACATGGGCAATTATGCTTAACAAGCCTATGGATATTGGGTTTGAAATGAATGGATATGACTTACCAAAACTAAACCTGATAGAAAATCAGATAATTACACCTAACCGGGACAATGGTAGACTTTTCAATGATGCGCTAATTTCAGCAACCAATTTCAATTCGGAGTTAAGGCTAACAAAAATAGAAAGGTTGGAAGAAGTCGTTTCTATCATTAATGATAAGCCTGATGAGAACTTCATTATTTGGATTAAGCAAAATGAGGAAGGACAATCTTTAAAGAAATTACTTCCTGATGCAGTAGAAGTTAAAGGTTCTGATTCCAATGAATGGAAAAAAGAAAAACTATTGGGTTTCGCTAATAATGAATTCAGGATATTAATCACCAAAACAAAAATAGCCAGTTTTGGTATGAATTATCAAAATTGCAGAAATCAGATATTTGCTTCATTAGATTTTTCTTTCGAGGGGCTTTACCAGGCTATTAGGAGAAGTTACAGGTTCGGCCAAAAGAATGAGGTAAACATTTATTTGATTACAACCGATACAATGGCAAATGTCAAAAAGGCTATTGATCACAAACAAAAACAATTTGAAATTATGCAGGATGAAATGGCAAAAGCAGTTAATATGAATCTTTCCGGTAAAATGATGGAATCAAAAAGCTATATTATTGATAGTGAACAAAATGAATGGTTTGATATTAAATGTGGGGATTCAGTACAACTTATTAAAAGCATTGAAGATGAAAGCCAAGGTTTAAGTGTTTTTAGTCCTCCATTTGCTGAACTATACACCTATTCTAATCATGTAGAGGATATGGCGAATTCAAAGAACTATAAGGTGTTTTTAAATCAGTTTCGTTTTTTGATTAAAGAACTTTATCGGGTTATGATGTCAGGTAGAAATGTTGCTGTTCATTGTATGGATTTACCAATTCAAAAAGGTAAGGAAGGTTTTATTGGATTAAGGGATTTTTCTGGAATGATATTAAAAGTTTTTCAGGATGCTGGTTTTATCTATGCTAGTAGAATAACCATTTGGAAAGATCCTGTTGTTGAAATGCAAAGAACAAAAGCACTTGGACTATTGCACAAGCAAGTAAAAAAAGATAGCACCATGAGCAGGGTAGGTATTCCGGATTATGTTTTAGTTTTTAGGAAGGATGGAGAAAGGAATAATCCTGTTATGAATACTGGTATTAATGTTGACTTGTGGCAAAAATACGCTTCTCCTGTATGGATGGATATTAATTATTCAAATACATTACAAGGTTTTAGGAATGGAAGAGAAGATAATGACGAAAAGCATATTTGTCCATTACAACTAGATACCATTGAAAGGTTAATACATCTTTACAGCAATCCTGGAGATTCAATTTTTTCACCTTTCATGGGTATAGGTAGCGAAGTTTATCAGGCTGTTAAAATGGGAAGAAAAGGAGTAGGTTTTGAGTTGAAAGAAAGCTACTACGACTTAGCGAAAGCAAATTTAAAGGCTGCTGTTTCTCAAAAAAGCCAGCTTTCACTCCTGTAAAACTTTTACACATTTTTACACAACTTTTACACTCAACTGTAAAAGCCGTTATATGCGATTCAATCCAGTATAGGCCGTTTTTAGCCTGTTTTTGACACTACTTTTACACTTTTACACGAAAAATAAAAGTAAAAAAAATTTCACTTACCATTTTATTTTTGTTTGTAAAAACCGTGTAAAAGTGTAAAAATTGGCAAATATTGAATTGTAATTAATTGATTATCAATAACATATCTATATAACTAAGTTTACAGTAGCGTGTAAAAGTCGTGTAAAATTGGTGTAAAATGTGTAAAAAATCAGCCTAAATTGACAAATGACTATTAATTTTTACTATATTGACATCCCATTAACAAGAAACCTATGATTGTTACACTCGGAAGGGCATTAAATCTATTGAACGCTGGTTTTTCAGTAATTACAATAGGTTCAGGAAAGCAGCCAAATTTCTCATGGAAACGGAATCAGAAAACCCCGCTAACCAAGGAACAACTTGAAAAGAATACACAATACTATGGAGGCAAGAAAACCAAGTCTGGGAAGGAAATAGATGGATCAGTCGGTTTTGGAATTGTCACCGGGTACAACAATGTAGAATGCATTGACATTGATACCAAGGTTTACCCTTCTGTATCGGAGGGAAAAAGGTTCTTTGATGAATTCGTAAACTTCATTTCTGATTACATAGATGATTTTGAAAAGCGTTTTGTAATTGCCAAGACCGTAAACTCCGGGTACCATATTATTTACCGATGTGAAAAGGTAGGAGGTAACCAAAAGCTAGCCAGCCTAAAAGATGATAACCGGGCATTAATTGAAACCCGTGGTAAAGGCGGTTACATTTACGTTTATGACAACTTTGTAGGCAATCTGCAATATGAGGACATTCAGGAAATTTCAGTAGAGGAACGGGACATTCTCATAGGTCTTTGCAGGTATTTTGATTACAAGGAAGAACCAGTAAAGGAAGAAATTAAGGTAAACTCTTTCGAATCAGGCTTGACCCCCTGGCAGGATTACGACAATAGGAATTCCGCTATTGATTTGCTCCAGGATGAATTTACAATACTTAATCCATTAAGCGACCGGACACCGTTACGCAAAAAAGGATCGAAAGACCATCTACATGGATACGTTTACCGGGATACCGGCCTATGTTACATTTTTTCAACGGCCACCATATACCCACCGGAAACAGCACTAAGCCCTTTCAAGATTTATGCATACAAGTACCATCAAGGTAATTTTTCTACCGCTGCCAGCCAATTGTATAAAGAAGGGTATGGAGATAGGAAGGTATCTAAAATAGCCGTGGAACGCCCGGAAATACTTGAAGAAGAAATAATATTTCCTATTGATGTATTCCCGGAAAACATTCAAAACTACATGATCCAAAATCAAGAAACGCTTAACCATTCCATTGATTACATGGGTTCCTCTTTCCTTTGGTTATTGGCTTTGATCGTTGGTAATTCCTGTAAAATGGAAGTTAAAACCGGATGGAAAGAATCATCTAATATTTGGATCGGATTGATAGGTAAGGCCGGACTTGGTAAGACTCCTTCAATTTCTGCGGTAACATTTCCAATCGACAAAAAGAATGCATTTGAAATTAAGCACTTCCAAAAAGAGTACCGAAAATACAAGGAATACGAAAAGCTAACGGCCAAGGAAAAAAAAGACCATGAAGAAATATTGGAACCTATCAGGAAACAGTTTATCGTAAATGATGTGACAGTGGAGGCATTGGCAGACCTTCACCAGGATAATACCATGGGTATAGCTGCCTTCAAAGATGAACTAAACGGATGGATAAAGGACATGAACAAGTACAAGCCCGGTTCTGATTTAGAATTTTGGCTTTCTTGCTGGTCAAATAAAGAAGCTATTCTTACAAGGAAAACTGCAAAGAGTAGTTTTATTGAATCACCTTTGATTCCGGTATTAGGTGGTATTCAACCCGGAATATTTACCCAAATTTCAGGAGAAGAAAATAAGGATAACGGATTTTTGGACCGGCTGTTGGTTAGTTTCCCAGATAAGGAAATTGAGTACTACAATGATAAATCAATAGATCAGTCTGTATATGATTGGTACGAAGGTTATATTAATCAATTTTATTCCGATATTAGAAATCATATTCTTCAGATCAATGAGTTTGGGGATATTGATCCAAGAATTATTCGGTTTGATGAAACGGGGGAAAAAGAATGGATCAGGGTTTTTAATAAGATCACAAAAATGCAGAATTCCGATAAGGAAAACGAATACGTAAAATCGATGCTATCAAAGCAAAAATCTTACATCCCTCGTTTTTGCCTTTTGTTAAATTGCTTGTGGACTTATGATTCAGAAAAGGATTTTAATTTTGTTGATGCTAACATAGTCAATAAAGCGGAAAAGCTAAGCGACTATTTTATATTGATGTCTCAAAAAATTAAGATTAACACTTTGCAGAACAATGAGATTAAGGAAGTAATTGATAGCTTAAAAGGGAATAGGATTGACGTAATTGTAAAAAAGGTTTTCGAAGCTATCCCAGATGCCAATAAAAAGGAAGTAGCAGAAATACTGAATATTTCCAGGCAAACTATTTATAATTATTTGAAAGGGTAACGTTAAGCGTATGATACGTTGCGCTTAATAGCACGGACTTTAAATAACAAACAAAAGATTATAAAATGAAGATACTTAATAAATTATCAGAGTGTAAGAAATGGATTATACGCATTTTTAGCGGTAGTACTTCTAAGGGTTGTAAGCATTTGCACACAAAAGAAACATGGAGAGACTACCCTGATGCATATATCGAATTTGAGTGTTTAGATTGTGGCGAAAAAATATATGAAGATATGTATAATAGTTAGTGGAACTGTATTACCGCTAACTCAGATATTAACCAATTGTGTTAATATCAACAAGTAAAAATCATATTTTAAATTCAATAGATATTTTCTATGAAACCACTAGATCACCTCAAAGACCTCCTACTGAAGGAAAGTAAGGAACTTTGGCCCCATGTCCCTGACTATGGAAGATCAATAAACACTTTTGATAAACTTAAGCCTGAAAAGCGGGAAAAAAAGCGGATAGAGAAGTTTTTAAACTTGGTAGGGTGTTACGCTACAGTGATAGAGAATAGAGGGCAGAGAATTGACAAAAGGAAGCAGTACACCGATGTAATTGGCCAAAGGAATATAATTGGTTCGGTTGAGTGGATTGGTTCTGGCATGCGAAAAGGAATAGCTGATATTAAGGCCACAATACAAGGGAAAAGCATTGACATAGAATTAAAAAGGAAATACAAAAAAGGTAAAGACCGGCAAAGCGAATTCCAGGAACAGGAACAGGAAAGAATAGAAAAAGCCGGAGGTGAATACTGGATCGTTGAAAGTTTCGAGGATTTTTACCAAAAATACTATGATTATATAGGATAAATTAATATATTTAGGCATGAAATGTAATCACCATAACATAATTATAGTTAATGAAATACCAACTGATGACAAAATTCAACAGGTAGCTAGTCATTATGTAGTTTGTGAGGATTGCAATGAAATATTGCCAATATTCAGGATTACAATCAAAACAATAAATGTCCCATTAATTAAAGAAACAAGACAAGATAATGGATAACGAATTAGAAAAGAGAAAAAGAAAAATAATTCTTATAATTGGAAAAATTTTATTATTAGGATTCATGTCTTTTTTAATATCACCTGTTTTATGGATTTGGTATGGTTGGAGTATCGCATGGAAAGTAGGCTTGACAGGGTTATTAATTTGGTTAATATTTACATTTATATACAAATTTATTAAAGACACATTAAAAGAACTTTAACATGAAAAAACTATTTAACTTTCTATTAAACCTACTCCCTGAATTCAATAACAGGGACAAGGTATTACATTTCTTAATCGGTCTTATTATGGCCATTGGTGTATACGTGTTAACGGGAAACGCTTATCTGGCATTGGCCGGAACTATTGTAATAGCCATATTCAAAGAAGCATGGGATTATAATAACTATGGGTATTTGGATCAGGAAAATTTAGTAGACTTAATGGTAACGATTTCCGGAGGGTTATTGGTGTTTTTAATGGTAATTTAAACAAAACAAATATGCAATCAATAACAGTATTAGGTAGGGTAGGTCAAGACCCAGAAATTAGAGAATTTGATGGAGGCCGTAAACTGGCTAAACTACCATTAGCTGAAACCAAACGTTATAAGACCAAGGATGGTGAAAAGAAAGAGAATACCACATGGTTTTCATTGGAAGTATGGGGCCCATTGGCAAACGTATTCGAGAACTACGTAAAGAAAGGATCTTTAATTGCCGTTAGAGGTGAGATGAAGTGCCAGAAACACGAAGATAAATACTACTGGTCATTGGTAGTGCAAGACTTTGAGTTTGCCGGAGGTGGAACTAAAACAGAATCAAAAGATAACGAACCAAAACAAGGACAAAATGATCTCCCCTTCTAAAGTAAATAAATACACTATCAGAATGCGGACGTTTACCAAGGTAGGAACTCCAAAAGATTGGGTTAAATGTGGCACAGGGTACCTTACTGATTTTGCTATTGTTCAGAGACAGATTAGGACATTGAAAGCAGGTAAGCCCCGGCAGGACGTAGAGATAGAATTAAAGTGTAACGGCAAATTGTTAGACTTTAATGGGAACGTTACTGGAAAAACAATCCTGTTAGAAACTAGGAAGTAAATTCATTTTTGGAGATGTGGGCTTGGTTACCGGTTCGCATCTCCACTATCTGACAAACAGAATACCCGGTAACTTCGGATAGGGCTTGTAGTTGAATTTCGTTAAGTGGAATGTTTTGTGAAGCGATACGGGTGTAAGCCTGGTAAGGAAATTTAGTATCAGGGAACATCTTTTTTGATGCCTCAGCATGTGTTTTACCAGCAGATTTAACTATTTTTCTAAAGTCCATACGTAAAGATATAAAAAAAATTTCAATTATAGTATAAAATACTTGTTTAGTAAATTATTACTACCTATATTTAGGTATTGAAAGAAACTAAAACAGATAGAAACCATGTTACACGAAAGAATAAACCATAGGGCTGAAGTATCTAATTTAGCCGAATTGATGCCAAACAGGTCAGTAAAAATGATGCTAACTGTAGATATTAATCATTGGGGTATTACGTCACCTTTTAGTGATCCTGAAAATTCAACAATCAGAAGGCAAAACTTATTTAGCCTATCAACTGATACTATGCCAGAAGATCATATAAATGAAGGACATTACCCTAATGCATCTTACGGTTCAATTTGGGATTATTAAACCATACAAATAAACAAACGATGAAAACTCTATTATTATTACTCGCAATGTTAATTTTTGTTTCAAGCTGCGCAACGTACAGGACAGAGCCTTATCGAATAGGATTTGGGCAAAGTCCATCCAAGGCTTACCAAAAGCATTACAATAATCAAAAATGGCCTAGGTACAAATGAGGTTTCGTAAATCAAAATACAAACACAAATTTGATAGATTTGTACTTAATAACCGATGGAAAAGACCTATTTATAGTAGGTCAGGTAGTTGGGTATATTTTGGAATAGGTATAAGATTTTTTTCCCCAACTGAATACGAATTATATTTTAATTTCTTCGGACTTGAATTTAGATGGTGGTTTATTAGAGAATTTATAGGAGATAAAAAAAAATGAAAGACCTAAGGAAAGCATATTTACCCCTGTTCCTGTATTGGTTAATTATATGGATCATAATATTTTTAACCTCATGCAACCCAAGACCATACCTGTTAGGATTAAATGGTGAGGTAATGGGTAGAGAAGGAAGTAAAGTGCTTATTGAATTTTGGCATAGCAAAGGAAATGATTCTTCGTATGATTACTTTTATGTGCCAGATACAACCGTTAAAACCGGAACCAAAGCTAAAATTATATTTGAATGAGATACCTAATAATTCAAGAAATCGCACCACCGTATTTTACCAAATGGTATGAACCAGATAACTTTGACCATACAGGATTAATGGTTATTGATACATCGACAAATAAATTTACCAGAGATGGTATTAATTGGCAAGAAATTGAATATGACCACTTATGAAAAAAATAAGCACTCTATTTAAAAAGAATCCAGAAAACTTAGGACTTGTAATTAATGAAGTTGACCCAAAAAATGAATGGGCTTTAATGTATTCATTTCCTACTCGTAAATTTGATGGTACTTCATGCGCTATTATTGATGGTGAACTTTACAAAAGATTTGACTTAAAAAAAGGCAGGAAGCTACCGAAAACTAAATGTATTCCATGCCAAGGCCCAGATAAAATAACAGGGCATCATCCTCATTGGGTACTTTGTGAAAGATCAGATAAGTCTAACAAATACCATTTTCAAGCATTTGATAATTTAAAGGTTTTTGGAGACTTAAAGGAAGGTACGTATGAATTATGCGGAAATAAAATAAATGGAAATCCTGAAAAATTAAATGGACATTTTTTAATTAGACATGGGGGCGAAGTTTTAAACCTTCATGATTATACATTTGAGGGGATAAAGTCTTTTTTAAATTCAAATGATATTGAAGGAATCGTATTTCATCACTTGACTGATGGTAGAATGTGTAAAATAAGAAAATCAGATTTTGGTATAAAAAGATAAAAAATGAAATACACACTAATCGCACTAATCGCACTAATCCTACTATCATTCATCTGCAGGCCGTCCAATGTAATTGTGTAGAACGGTTCACAAATAAAAGAAGTATGGAAATTAGAGACAAAATAAATCAGATACTCCGAGACTGGAAATTAGAAGAAGTAAACACTAATGAATCAATAGACTCCATATTGCTTTTATTTGGTGTTAGCCCACGTATTATTCTTATTCAGCAATGGGAAGAAGATCCTGGCGACAAAACTGGATGGTCAACTTGGGGTTGGGAATATGAAAACGGCAATCTATTTGATGAAGCAGGCTATGAACTTGAAGAAGTTTTGGAGGAAGATAAATATGGTCATATCACTAAGGCTCGCTTTAAATATGTGAGCTAACGGCAAATTGTATGATTTCGTTGCGACCTTACAGCACGAACTTAATTAATAACACTAAAATTTTTAATTATGAATAAAGATAACAAAAAAGCGGAAACCAAGCAATGCACTATACCTGTTGTTAAGGGCTGGCTTTCTTTTGATGATAATACGGATTTATTTACGAAATATTCTTCAAGAAACTGTAGATGTTTATTTGATGATGGGACTATTTGCCGTTATAATGACAACCATCCTTTTGCTATTTTAACGCATTTTGAAGCTTGCCCTTAACGGCAAAGTATAAGGTTAGTACGCTTTGCACAAACGTTTAAATTAAGTACTGACCATCACAAGCGTATTAACTTTATACAATGTTGTACGCTTTTAAAATTACGACTTATGAACTACGAACTTAGAGATAAAGAAATAAAAAACTGTGCTACTTGTGAAACTGTTGAGATAGTTTATAATGGCAAAGTATATGGGGAATGGGATGAGAACGCAAATATTGATTATCCAGAGGACTTAACATTAGGAAGGGATTTAAGTGATTTAATACAAATTGGGATAGAAATAGGTAAACAAATGGAACGTGATACTAAGTAATTTTTATTGCGTACAACTACTTACTAAGCGCAGTTAAGAGACTTAACCAACAAAAATCATGAACAGAAGCACTCAAATAAAAGAAAGGTTTATCCAGTGTTTGGAGAAAGGGGAAATAATGATGGGTGATGAACTTGAAATTATTGAGTATATGGTTAAGAGACTTAACCATATACTCAGTCTGAATACGCAAAAAGAGAAAAAATTTCAGAACCATCAGCCAAAAAACGACTAGAAACAGGCAAAGAATCAATTATTCAAATAGGTAAATTAAAATTATTAGTGTAATTATTTTTTAAATGTTTACTTTTTTTAGGGTGGTTTAACCCTTCACATAATCAACAATGGCAAAAGCTTCACCACCAACCGACACTGGGCAAACTTCAGTGTTTGGATGTATCAAAAAAGTATCACCTTCATTATACACTTTTCCAGAATTCTTTTCTAAGATAGAACCGCTTTTTATGGTGGCTTTTTTGGAAAAGTTTTCTGCTTTATGGGTGTACTCTATGGAATCCTCAGGGAAATAAATTAAATGTTCATTTTCACCTATATTCTTCACCCACGGAGAAAAATCAGAATCAGGAACTATCTTACACCATTTATTTGCAGGCGTATTAAAATCGGTTTTTTCCGAATTTATACGAATCGTAAGTTCCCTTACGTTATCTATTGCTACCTGGAATAATTTATTTTTCATGCTGTAAGGCATTAACTCCATCTCTAATTTCTATTAACAATACTTTGATTTCCTGATCACTTAAGTTATCCCTATCTAGCTTGTTTTCATAAGCAACCGTTAACTTAATAACATTTTTTGCAAGTTCGTTTTTTTGATCTTCGCTTTTAGAATAACGGTTTGATAACCAATAAATCACCACTCCCATAACAATTATAACGGGCGCTTGTTGTAATAACCAAACTATAAGACTATCCATCCTCATTTTTATTTTCAGGTTCGACATCAGGTAAAGCCTGACTTCTATTTAAGACCTTTATAATCCGTTGAACCTTACTAAGTTCTGAAATTGGCATGGAATTAAGGTAAAATTCAATTTCTTCCTGCTGTACTTCGTCAAGTATAATTTTTGGCTTACTCATTATCAAAGTGCTTTAAAGTGTCCAGTAATAATATACCATTTGTTAAGGCATGTTCCAAATTCTGATCTTTTCCGTTTTCCCACCAAAAGTCAAATTCACTATGGCCGGCCTTTTCCATTTGCTTTAACCGGTCTTTGTATTCCTGTGGTGTTTCTTCCCGTTCCGGCTTATCCTTTTCCTTTATTTTAACCGGTTTTAGATTTTTAGTATTGACTACAATACCGGAATCAGTAACCTTGTTTTTATTGGAAATGGTAACCCATGTTTCTTTATTTAGGCCAATATCAATTCCTTTACTTTGATGCGACAATTTGAAGAGAATCTTAGCTTCTTTGTTTACAAAGTCTAAGTATTCAATCCGTAGCACCTCCACAAATCTACTAATTTTTAGAATTGGATTATCTGAAATTTGAGTTTTTACCATTATAAAACACGCCTCCAACGAGAATCGGTATAGATGAATGAATAAATTTCTTTGTCGCTTACTACTAAATCAGAACCTAAATCAAATCTATTAACAGCAGTAGAATTAGCATCTTCATCTTTAATCGTTAATGTAGTACCATCAGAATAAATACGTAAAAGCCTATCTTCATTACCTGATCCAACAACCACACCAGTTAATGTATCGGCTTGCGTAAATTTAATTAATTTTGTTCCTGCATCAATGTCAAGATTATTAATAGTTCCATCGGTAACATTTGTTTCAGAATAATTCATATAAAGTTCGTCCCTTCTAACTGACTTATCCGAATCTGTTGACCGCAAATGAAATACCTGTCCATTTGGATTTACTTCAAAGTTTATTGTATTTGTAAAATCGTAGATTGTAAAACGTGAAGCCACCCTGGACATTCTTATAGTAACATCACCACGCCTGTTAACCCTAAATAGTTCTAGACCTAAAGAATCAAACAATCTAAAAAAAGAAGAGGTATTACCTTGCCCTGTGGATGTTAGCTTAAAATCAGAAGTGGTTAAAGATATCGTCCCTTCGTCGTCCTCATTTTTTCTTAGAAAATAATCACCAATTCCAATATTTTCAATAGCGTTTAATTTTTGAACACCAGACAATCCCTGGTCGTCAATATCATACCTCACATAATTAGCTAATGCGAAATTAGTTATTGTATCTATCCCTGTATCATCGACCAATATTTCTTGCAACCCTACGGAATTAACAGGCACAGAAGGAGCGACAACCGGATCACCTGAAGGAACTTCAGTACCTGCAACCCTTGTAATGTTCCCGGTATTATCACCTACCACTAAATCTATCCTTACATCACCGGAAGCAGCAGCCGGAAAACTTATCGTATCAGCAACGGATAAAGAATATTCTACTTCTGATATTCTCCAAACCCAATCCGTTCCATATTCAATATCATTAACCGTTTGCGTGGCCGTACCGATAACGACAACTCCATCTGGAATAGGTATGGTAATTACCCCTAAATCATTTTTAACCTGTTGCGCTGTTCGTAACCTGACATTTCCAGAACCATCGGGTACCAGGTAATTACTAGCTTCAGTACCTAAATTATCAATACTGTTAATTCTTAATGTCCTGGAATCGATAAAAAACGTACTACCATCATCGGAAGCGGCCGAATCCCCCAGCGTGTTTTCACTTGTCCAAATAGCTATTTTAGGAGGCGTGCCGATACCCCCCAGGTTGCCACCGTTAGTCGATGGAGGGTTTACCGGAAACTCTGCCGTTTCCCAAGTTGCTGGGTATGTTGGTTGCGCAACGGGATCGGCTATTATTGCAAAGTATTTTTTATTAGCTATATCTGCCATTATTCCTCTTCTAATTGAAAAGCTTGAATTTCCCAAATCCCGGAACGATCATCGAGGGAAGCGGAGGTAAGAACAAATTCTTTACCACTATACAATAACCCTTTACGAAAATCAATCCCTTTACCTGCCTCCGATTCTTTGATCTTAGCCGTTAGTGAATAATTGTTTTTCCCGAAAATGTTTACCAAGTCAGAAAGAACAATTGAAAGCAAAGGTTCTGATTCATCTAATACTGTGTCCCGGCCCCAATTTTCAGAAACAGGATCATCGGCCACGTCCTTTAGAACGATTGCAGAACTTGATAGATTAGTGATTGCATCACCTATGTAAGTTTCTCTATGATCAAAAACTTTAGAGTGGGGTGAATCGGTTACGGCCTTTGCTTTTACTTCCTTGTATGAAAGAGAATCATTCCGGGATAGGTTAATGTTTACATCCTCCCAATCTAAACAAAATCTATGTCTGTCGCCTGATATTGTGACCAATTGACATAAGGATAATTCCACGTCTGCACTTTCAGGAGCAACAATATCCTTAATATTAACTATGTTCCATTTGTTTGCATTATCAGAAGGAAAGAAAATATAACTTGGGGTGCCTGACCATGTGAAAGTTGTGTCTCCATCCCAGGTTAGATATTGAGTTCCTATTTTAACTTGCAAAGGAACTGAATGTGTACCGGGTGGTGGAAAGTCAGGATCATCTTTACCTCTTCGCTTTACCCTAAATTTCATGTTAATACTTATCGTATCAGCATCAGCTACCGCACTTCTGTATTGATTACTTCGCCAACTTATGCAAGACAAATTAGGATCTGCTTCACCATTAGCTGTTCCCCAAAAACGAGGGAAATAATTAGTAGTTCCTTCATCAAATGCCCGTTCCACTCCCGCATATTCAGAACCTCGGCTGCCATCAAAAACAATAGCGTTAATGTAATCCCATTTTTTCAGAACATTCCCCACAATGGCCGGATCACTTGCCCGCCTTCCCGGCCTTGGATTGCCCCAACTCAATACACCAAAATCATCTTCTATTATTGTACGGCTTTCAGGTCTGGCAATAGAACCAAGTTTTAAAGAAGTATTAAAACGGGTAAAACCAGCTTCACCCCTTCGTACAGGATTACCGATACAGCTAAAAAATTGATCGTTTGAAAGAACCGTATTACCTGTTTTGGTTCCGGTATTGTCGTAATCAGCCAAGTAAATATTACTTCCTGTATATTCCCAAACCCGGATAATGTACCAAACTCCATTCCACTGAAACACCCTACATATCCAACTTGAAAGCATCACTTCTAAGGCACCTAACAAAGGTTTCCCAGGGTTATATGTTATCAATGAACCTTCCTGTTCAAACCTTACATCATCCTCGATAAGGCATTCAGGATTGACCGTAAACTGATTGAATAAGCTATCATTATCACCATCATTCATTCTGGTTTCAAAAACCCTGACCGATTCACTAATAGGAAGGCCATCTTTAAATGAATTATTGATAATGGAAGCGATCACGCTCATAGCACTATCAAAAGGAATAGCAGTAATAGGAGTGAGATAGCCATTAAAATCACTAATCCCATCCGTAGCAACGACGGAAATATCATAAGTTGTTCTGTATTCGACCCTTTCAAGGAATTCAGTTTTTAAATAACCGACCCAGTAAAAGTCGTAGGTTGAAGAATTGGTATAATTTCGATACCACTTAACCCTGAATTTTCTAGGGTCAAGTGTAAGGAGAAAATCTAAAGCAGGAAAGTTTTTAATTATCTGAAAATCCCATTCCAGCCGGGAGGTAAGGAATATTTCATCCGGGAAATTGTCATTGGTTCCAATGTGGTAACTAACATTTTTTACATCAACTTCCTGATCACTACCCCCCCAATTCTTTTCCTCAATTTCTAATCGGCTTTTTCTATTTTGATCGTCAACGTATTCAGCCCATAATCTAAGACCGTACGTATAATCCGCAGTAGATGATCCTGTTGCATTGGCTACAATAGTAGCATCCGAACGGGAAAATGTAAAGGTGAAAGTAGTTGACGTACTAATTTCAACCCCGTTTTCGGTCCAGTTGACAAAGGTAAACCCTGAATCCAAAGTTAGTGTAATATCTACCGAACCAACGGAGTTATAAAACCCATCAGCATCCGGTTCCGGGTCTAATGTTATTTGACCAGTTCCACCACTAAGAAATACGTTTAACCTTTGACCCATTTACCAAAGTTAATTATATTAATTTGTTTGTGAAATATATAAGTTTATACTATATTTGAAGTATGGAAAATAAACAGGTTATAGTAGAGTTAATTAAAGAAAGCTCAACACCGGAAAAAGCTGCTGACAAAATACTAGATTTCTTTTTTGATCTATCTATTGATTATAGAGATGAAATAAGCGATAAAGGTGTTAAAATGATTAGGGCTTCTAAGCATATTTTTATTGATGGTGATTTTATAAGTGGATTTTATTGTGGTGTTCAAAATTATATGAAACAAATAACAAGTATTTCTGAAAAAAACCACCTTTTTTCTAGGTAGAAACTACCTTATTAGAAGCCCTTTTATTTGAAAGTCGAATTGTTTCGCCTGAAATAGATCCTTCTACTTCTACCTTAATATTCATTTGCCCGGCATTACCTCCGTATGGTGCCGGGCTTGCTTGTGGTACCTGTGGAATAATCATACCATTAGTATTAGGTACGAATAATTCCGGCCTTTTTTCACCTACAATATAGGCACTACCCTTGGTAACTGATCCACCAAATTGCCTACCAGGTGTATTCCCGAACGTTTGAGCAGACTGGCCAGCACCCGAAGCAGACGAACTTGAACCTTTACCAAATGCGCTGGAAATTATGGCCAATGCCCCAGCAATGAAAACAGGTAACACGGCCAATCCGATAGGACCCAAAGCCTTTGCGGCACTTGTACCTATAGCAACACCATCGGCGGTTGCCTCTTTTGTAGCACTTGCCACGGCCCCGTTTGCCTGTGCTTTCCTGGCAGCCTGTAATTTACTGAATGCTGAAACTATTTGCGGAACGGATTTAAGAACGGATTTTAAGAAGTTGTCAAGTACAGCGTTCCCAGTTTCAAATGAATCAACAATCTGATTGCCTAAATCCGATAGGGACTGATTAAGAATGCCAATTGAATTATTTTCTATTAGGTCATTGAATGAAGTTTCCAGTTTGTTTACCTCGTCACCTATTAAAATCATGCTGTCAATAACCGCCTGGGTGCCTTCATCAACTTGTTCCTGTTCAAAATCAACTTTTACCTTTATGTCCTTGAATTGGGTATCACCTCCACTAAATGCATCGGAAATCCTTTTATTTATTTCCTCAGGATCAATATCAAATATTTCAGCGAAATTATCCTTTAATTCTTTGGCAGCCGTAACCGAACGCTCTACCTGTTCGGCTGTATCTTTTGTAAACCTTGCGCCTTTTTCTATGTTTTCGCTAATTTGAGAAACAAGACCATCGTTGGTTTTATTGAGTTTCTCAATTTCTTTCTTTATTTCCGCTTCTTCAATTAATCCATCATTGGCATTATTGATACTTGAAATTAAAGAATCATACCTTTGTAAATCACCAGGAGTTAAAAAACCATCTTCCTGCCTTTTAGATATTAGCTTATCAACTTGCGCCTGTGCCTGACTAACCTTATTAAGCCTTTCTTCCTGTTTTTCCCTTAACTGTAATTCTAAGGTTAATAAGTCATTGCTATTTTGTTGGATCAATTCACTTGCAGCCCTTGCCTTAGAATTGGCAATAATATCCTCAGTAAGTGATTTATAAGCCGTCCCAACTTCACCGGTCAAAATTTGTTCTTCACTTAAATCGGAAAGGTATTTAGGGTATTTTTGTTGTAAAGCCTCAACCGCTTTTCGTCTTTCCTCTAATGGTATGTTTGCGTTTTCAGCTTGTAACCTTAGATTTTCAAATGACTGTGATTCTTTCCTAGCATTTACCAAACCAATTAATTGTGCTTGGTTTACCTGATCTAATGTTTCTCTGTACTTTTCCAGTTCCTCCGCTAATGTTTTTGTCGCTTCCTTAGACTTATTAGCCCACATAGAATAAACAGTCAACCCCGTAGTCAAAGCGGAAATAGCCAATAAAGCCACGTTAGGCCCGGTAAGCAATGAAGCGAAAGCAGCCTTTAAAGCCTTTCCGGTTCCGCCCGCGTTCTTTGATAAGTTTGAAAAGTTAGCTGTTAATTGTTGCAAGTTGTTACCAACTCCCATGATACCGAAAGGAGCATCTTGGATAATACGGTTGAATTCCAAAGCAACCGTATTTGCGCCTTTGACCTCGGCACCCATTTTCCTTGTAGATGATCCTAAAGAAGTTGTGGCACTTGCAACGGATTTTATCTTATTGGCATCAAGTACCCTAGTAAGCCTTTGAACTTCCTTTGCGCTGGCAGAAACGTTTGACCTCTGCCTAAATAATTCTTCATTTAATCTTTTGGTCTCTTTTAAAAATTTAGCCTCAGTAATAGACCCGTATTCAAATTCCTTAGCAAGTTTAGCAATTCTGTTTTCAAGTGAAAAAACAGACCGGGAGGATTGTTTAAAAATATTGTCTGCATTCTTTAAGTTCTTTTCAGCCTGATTTAACCCAGCCTGTAAGCCCTTAATATCTGCGGTTACAATTACTTTTAATTCATTTTCCATCTTTGGCCTGTTTCAATTTAGCCTTGAAAATATCCCTGACGCTTTTCTGTCTTTCAATGTCAACATCCTGATTAGGACTATCAACAAAAGGCAAATGTAAATATTTGTGAATTGGTAACGGGCTCTTATCCTTTGACCATGGTTGAGACAAATAAGACTGATAAGCTACACGCCTGAATTTTTCGTAATCCTGAAAGTAAGAACGCCAGTAACCAATAAGCGTTAGCCTATATTCGCCGTATGACATCCGGTAAAATTCCCATGGTTTCAACCCAAGTTCTCCAAATGCTTGGCTAAGAATGTGGTTGTAAGTTATCTTTTTTTTTGCCCTTCACCATCACCTGTTGGCACCTCCATTAAGTCGTCCGGTATTCCTTCACCCATCCAGTTTAAGAACGTTTCCCATACACCCACAAGATTAGCCAGGTTAGCGTTAGAAATCCATTCCCCTACCATTTCCTGACTAACATCTGAATCAAACCCTTTTTCATAATCGTTCCCAATTATTCCAGCGTAAACCAAAACCTTCATAAGTAGCATAATGTTTTTATCAGATATCTCATAAAGTTTGTTCACGACCTCAGCAGGATTTGATGACATTGGATCCTCTTTGAATAGAATTTTAGCAATTTCAAGTTGAGCGAAATTGTTAAACTTCAAAGACCTTAATTCACCTCCTATATTTACTTTAAAAGGTTCGTTCATTAAGTTGCAGGGGCATAGGTTAATTCAGCACTTCCGGTTATTGAAATAGAGAAGTTAAGGTATTCCCCCGCAGACCCGTTTTCATCCAACTGAGAAATAAAACCTAAACCTTCCCGGTAGTAGGAATCATCTGCATTATGGAACCTGAAAGGCTTTACCGCCCTTGAATCCTGAATAGTGTTTAACCCCTCTGCACTAATTTCACCAGCCGAAGGAACCAAATTAACCAGACCATCAAATGTTGCAGACCATTGGCTATCCGTAGGCAACTGCCTTACGAAATCCGGCTCGCAATCGGTGTTTATGGTAGTGGTGTTGGTGGTCTTAGATAACCCCTTAGAAGTTATACAAGTTATTAGTTTCCAATCAGCCGTAGAAGGGTAACCCATGTCTACCTCGACGGCTATATCCTTACTATAAATTTCATTTGCCATTTTACTATTGTTTAGAAATTAAGTGTCTGTATCTTTTTATTACTCGATAAACGTATTTATCACTATCTTTTAGACTTGTATTATTCGTTTGAATTGTGAAAGTATTACCTATCTTATAGCCGTATGGTGTCAAATCAATATCTACTCGATTATCATTGTTAACTATGTTCTCAACTAAGTTAGCTATAGCATTAGCCGTACCAAACCCGGAAGGCGAAAGGCTTTGCGTTACAATGTCTAACATTTGCGTTACCTCGAACACTTTACAGGAATCAGTAAACCTTTGATCCATCGTAAAAGCAGAAATGATAACGTAATTACCTGTTACATTTTCAGGGATTGACCCCTCAGAATACACCGGAACGCTAACATTTCCTACTAAAGCCTGTAGATAACCCAAACGTATAGCCTCGTAAACTTCCATCGTTTAAAGGTAACTATAAAAAATTATTTGTGAAATATGCTATTTTTTTATATATAATAGGTTATTTTACCAATTCCTTCCCAATCCTTTCCACAAACTTCTTAGTTTGCTCAAAAAATGCAGGGAATAGAAATGGGTTAGCCGGTAACCGGCCTTTACCGTTTACGTAGAAAGTCATTGAATAATCTTCCAAACCTTTTGGAATTTTGACCTTAGTACCCGTTCCAAACTCCTGATACGCAGCATACCTGTTCCGGTACCCCACCACCCCTGTAAGCTGTCCAACGTCCTTATAAGCTGAAGAACGGATACCTCCACCGCCCCCCATGTCAGCAGGTGCTTTGGTTTGCGATTGGTTGTAAATGTCGTCAATGGTTACGTTCAACTCTTCCTGTACTATCTCCTTTGATTCATTCGATAGCTTTTTGAACTTTTGAATTAGGGCGGTATTTCCTTGTAGTTTTAGTGGCATTGAATTATTTAACAAAGGCTCCTACATCAAATGGTTTTCCATTAGATTTTTCACGAATTATAGGTGTTGTTCCACTACCCCAATTTGCAGTTTTAATTCCAAGATCATTATTTGTTAGTATTCCAGAACTAATACAAGGACTGGACAATTCCAATTCATAATCATCTGTTAAATCATCTACAAATAAAGGATCGGAATTGATAGGGTTATTATTAGTAATAACACCACCACCAGTTCCTAATGTATCAGTTCCGTTATCAAAGAAGCATGTATTATTAATTACTCCTGTAACTGCTCCAACTGCTTGAATACCTGTAGTGAATCCAGATACAATATTGTTGTTTAATGTGCAATTAACACCAATGAAAATACCTTTATTTAGTCCATTCCCAACAATCGTGCAATTATCAAGTAAGGGTATAGACCCAGCCCTAAAAATAATTCCAAATGAAGGTGTTCCATCACTTTTTAAGATACAATACTTAGCGGAAAATGAAACGTTTGCCTGAGCATCTAATTCAATGTTATTAACAAAGCACCTTTCTAACAGCATGTTAATTGTACTTGTTGTATCTGTTGCAAATTCTCCAATATAGCAATTTTGTGCATAGAAATCAGAAAAGGCCCTAGAACTTATTGTTCCAGGTAAATAGCAATTATGTAATTCCATTGATGCCTTTGCTATTGCCGATGTTCCAGCAGTTACGTAAGCATCAAACTCAGAGTTATTTTCAAAAATAGAATTATAGACTTTTAATGTTGATGTTGCTATATTATTTACACCCTGTGTATTGTCATGGATATATGAATCATGTATTTCACAGTAGGTATCATCATGCAGAGAAACCCCATCATCAACACCATCGTATGTTTCTAACCTGTAATGATAACCTTTAGCTGTGTCTAAATGTTGTATATTTTGATTGCCACATCCATGAGTAACTAAATCATATGTATAAACAATGCTTGTACCTCTTATGTCAATATTTGATGTTATTGAATTAGCTATTTCTATTCCATTTATTGTTATATTTTTTTCAGAGCCAACATAAATACAGTAATTCAGTAAATTATTAACATCTATAATGCCTGCTTCTAAATAATAATCCCCTCTAATGTTAAAATAATTAGCTTCTAAAGTTAATGTTTCATTATGTGTTCCACACACGTAAAGAATGGTTCCTTTTGTTATTAACGTCCAATTTATATTTTCAAAACCATTCCATGCATTGTCATAATTAATACCATTTTCAAGTCCATAAGAACCTCCAGACGGTCTTACATAATATACTTTAGGTATTATGTTTAACTTAACCTGTGACAATGCATCCAATTTACCTTCAACAATCGAACCATCCCCAATACGTGCAACCGGTAATGTCCCTGATGTTAAATCACTCGCATCCGTTGTCCGTTCATTCAATTTAGTCTGAACACCAACAGCAAGCTTAGCCTCTGTAATTTCTCCATCCCCAATACGGGCAATAGGCAAAGTACCGCTTGTAAGTTCGTCTGCATTTTCAACTTTTAAGGAGAAATAATTAACAATTTCATTTAATTCAATAGCCGTTAAATTATCTCCTGTTGCTTTGTCTGGTATATTTGGTTTGCTACTCATTTTATGCTAATTCAAAAGGTAATACATAAGGGAAAACGTCATTAGGTGGAACTTCTGATCTTTGCGAGGTATCCAAAGCCATGGTAGCCATAAACGTTATTTTAGTACGCAAAGGATCAACTACAGGTGAATTTTCTACTATCCAAGTAAAATACCTCCATTTTACCCGATCACCGATTTTTATAAATATTTCGGGCCGGTATCGAATCATGACTTCTATTCTTGACCGGCCGTTAACCGTTCCTGTTTCATAAGAATAACCGCCAGACTTTTCAGTTACTTTTGCAAAGGTAGAAAGCAAAGGGTTCCATTCGCTTGCTAAATCACCATTATCAAGCTTGGTAACTGTCTTTCTTTCGAAGTCTATCTTTTCTCTTAATTCCCCTGCCTTAATCATACTACGAAATTATTTTTGTAATGATCCAAAGTTCTTTTTGCTTGATCAATATACGTGTTTGCGCTTATACCTGAAAGAATGTTTTCTCGGTTAATATACAACCCTGCTCCATACTGGCAAATGGCAATTTTAATAGGTTCCGGTAATTCAGGAACCCACCCGGTAATAAATTCAAATTCAATATTATTACCATTGGCATCGGTTACAATGTCGCCAAACAAAGTATATTTATCATCGATAATAGACTGAACTGGCCCATGCATTAACCTAAAATTCTTAGGCATTTCCAAAGCCATCACCTTCATTCTTTTTTCACCAAATGAAAGCTGGCTATACTTTTCCAAATCCATCCTAGCAGATTTTAGGTAATTGGTTAATAGCAAATCATCCGTATCAAAATCTACCCTCAAATGATTCTTGAAGAATGTTAGTGTAACAGGTTCACTTGTCAAATCTGTTACTGTGTAATATTGAAGCCCTCTAATCATGTTACTGTTTTTTTCCTGTGATCCACAAATATACTCGAAAAAAAAACCGTTCAACCATGTTTCACATCGTTTACCTGTTTCTGGTTCCGGTGTTGGTGGGTCGGGTGGTGTTTCGGTAAATTGCCCTTCTATGGAAACATTTTCCGCAGGCATTGTATAACTGTAGGGGTTTGAACTTGATATAT